AGCTGGCTGAAAATAAAAATAACTTGCCACTTGGGTAGTAACTGAATTAATTATATCTCCTACTGCCATTATTCAAACTCCCAGCCAATAACTTCTTCTAAGTCATGACCACGTTTTAAAGTAATTTCTTTAACTGTTTTAGTTCCGGTTTTATTTCCTTTATTATCAAATTTATTTATTTTAAAATTTTCTTGTGGAACTGATAGCCAAGCTTCCTCACATTTACAATGAGTACATTTGTAAATTGGATAGGATTTTTCAACATCTGTTTTATCACAAGTACATTTCGTTTTTTCCCATCTTGCAACATCTAAAGAATTATTGATTTTCAAATTCAGGCTCCAACGATTATTCTAGTGTACAAATTAGACGTATCTAATTGTGTTAAAGATGATGATAAAGCCCCCCCATCACCTGATAAGGTACTGTTGTGAGTATGCGCTGCTACTGTAGCTGATCCACCTGAACCCCCACCACCAAAGCTCATACTTGTACCTCGATTTCAGGCTCATCTTTGATTAATGGTAAAATTTGTGCTTCAACTAATGTTGTACCCGCTGCGCCCGCTGTTATTGTAAGATAGTTTACAACAGTACCATCTAACGTTGAAAAGTTAGAAGCTGCTAAGTTTTGAAATTGATTGTTAAGATTGTAATCATAACTTGCGGCATTGGCTGAATCATTGTTGGAAATTTTTAAACTAATTGCACGACCTAAGAATTGATCAGGAAATGAAATTCCAGTTGTTACACCCGCTGCACATATTATGCGAATTGGATATAGAAGCGGTACTTCACTTATTGATAATTGATTAGAAGAAAAAGGCACGTTATAACACTCCCTAATTTAAGGGGCTTGCATAACGTACTAGAATTTGAGGATTTGCCAAAGCGCCCGCCGTTTGCTTTACAGACCACTGGTAATTTCCAGAACTCATATTTACGTTTCCAATACTGACACGCCCAGAAGTATTTGGGTTGATTGCAGAACTGAATGTACGAACAGCTGTTGAATTTCCATTTTTCACAAGGTTGAATTCATACAACTGTGTTGCTGCCAAAGGGGGATTTGAGACTAGATCCTGAATTTGATTGCTAGTTAGAACCAAGAAATTATTTTGCAAAGTTTGCAAGTCATTCATAAACACGGTTGTGTTTAATGCTGGAGCTGCGCCAGTGAATTGGTAAGTTCTTTGAATTGGAAATGCCATTATTAGACACCAAATTCCTGTTGAGGAGCTGATACCCCGCCACCAAACAAACCACCAAGATTAGCTAAGCCACCTGATAAAACCACTTGTGCGATTCCACCTGTAACCCCGCCCGCTAAAAATGCAGCGCCAGTTGAAGCAATAGGTGTTATTGGACTGTTAGGCATTACCCTAGACATGACCGTACCAACTAATGAACCTGCGCCGATTCCCTTAACGACTTCGCCTATAATTCCTGTTTTCAAACTAGAACCGATTTTCAAACCGCTTGATCTAGCACGTCTTGAATATCTTTTACGTCTTGAAACCATTGTTTTTCTTTTTGTTTTAGTTTTATTTAACCCTGTTGTTTTTCGTCTCTTTATTGACGGTTTTAGGCTCCTGGACCGCTGTTTTTGTTTCGTTATTCGTTTTTTAGTTGTTGTTTTTCGTTTAGCTTTACTTCGTAATAATTTCATTTTTTTACCCCACAATTTAGCGGCTTTAGATCCTTTCTTCATAATTAACGACCTCTTGAAGAGCTTCTTCCCGCCCCTTGACCGCCCCTTGATCCAGTGCCGCCACCAGATGAACCGCCACCAGATGAACCGCCACTAGATCCAGAACTACCGCCTGAACCCCCACCAGATGAACCGCCACCAGATGAACCGCCACCAGATGAACCGCCACCAGATGAACCGCCACCAGATGAACCGCCACCAGATGAACCGCCGCCAGATGAACCGCCACCAGATGAACCGCCAGAACTACCGCCGCTTCCACTTCCTGAACTTGAACCGCCACTTGAACCGCCGCCACTTGTTCCGCCACCAGATGAACCGCCAGATCTTCCGCCGCCGCCGCTGCTAGAACTTGTATAACTTCCTGTAATGTTAACACCTTTCAAACTTGACGAATCCCAACCACTAGCTAAACTTGATGAATCACTTGCGGAATTTCCGCTGAAAATATAATCTAATGAACCAACATAAGCGGGTAATTGTATATTTTCATTTTGTACTGTTTGAATAAAACCACCAGTATTTGTTGTTGTAGCTCCATCAGGTGAATCTATCGGACTTGGTGGGGTAGCTGCTAAATTTGGATCTTCATCAAAACAAAAACCACCTACACAATATTTATCATCTTTTTTTACAACATCTAAAACCCCATCACCTACACCATAACTTGCAAGCCAATCAGGATAAGGATCATAAGTTTTTGCTGCTGTTGTTATTAATGGAAAACCTAAAGATTTAGAAAAAGAATCAAATAAAGTAGAAAAACCGCCGCCAAGTCTAGAACCAATACCCGAAGCGCCGCCAAGTTTGTAAAAAGCTAAGATCCCCCCTCCAATTAGCGCTAAAGTAGCCCAGTTTGATAAAGAGACCATATAGTACGATATACGCGGTTTTATTTATCACTTGTTAGCGGATTACTGCAAAATAAGCACTTATCAAGTTTGTATGTTATTCCATTCCATATTATACCAAACCCTAAAACGCAAGCTGTACAAAGCTGATCATTATACCGATTCGCTAAAGTCAGCTGGTGTCTCTTTCTTTCCATCTTTCCCAGTTTTAACAAACTTTCCAATTATCTCTTTAATTTGATCTGGATTTTCAGCTAGCATTTTTTCAGCATACTTCATTAGTTTCGGATCACTCAAAAAAGGCCTTACTGACTTTGGCAGCATTGGCGCAAATTGTGAAATTAATGCGGATATTGATCCAAGTGGATTATCGTCATCTATTTCATCTTTGGTTAATGTTACACCTTTCTTTAATTGATTAAGTTTACCATTAGTTCTTTTTAGATCAACTTCCAACGAATTAATATATTCTAGATATCTATTCTTAAGCTTTCCGTGTATTTCATTACTACCAAACACGTTTCTAGTTATAATTATGCCAGAAACGCCCGCAGCTACTACCGAAATTAATATAATATACTCAAACATCACTATATTGATACCACATTAACTATATATTTCCTTACTTTTTACTTGTTTTCTACTTATTCTATATAGAGACACACACACCTTGATTTCCGGACAAAATAATCATGACTGGATAGGAAATCGAGGGGATTAGAAAAGAACTTTTTTTATTACAAAATCCACTAGAGAGGATTCTCCAGAATCCGATCTATGATTACGAAGTAATCCCGAATTAAAAAAGTGTTACTTTTTTTGTTACAAAATCCCGTATGGTTATATAGAAAGATGGATATGATATGATAATAACATGATTTTCGAAAAAAACAAATGCGATCGGTGTACTAGAAGTTGCTATGTATGCGTATTACGACAGATACGATATTGCGCTGCATGTTTTGACACTATGCACAACGATCCAGAAACAAAAAAACTGATGGAAACCATACTAGTTCAATGCGGAATTGAGGATTTAGAGACATGGCACGATTAAAGATTAGAACCCACGAAGTTACAAATAATTTCTGTGGAGCTTGCGGCGTGATTATATCTAAAAGTCTAGACATCTTTGATCATTGTCCAAAGTGTAAGGAAATAATTGAAGCATGACTTTATTGAATGATCAACTTCAAAAAAAATGTCTACATTTATTTCTTGAACGTGATGAACTACTTGAGGAAATGAGGGTACTTAGATTAGAAAACAAAGCACTTTCAACAAGAATATCAAGAAAGGTCAAAAAGGTTTGACAGGTCGAGGATATGGTTTAACCATTGAAAGAACATCAATGCAAAAAAACTATGGTAAAAAAAATTACCATACAATGAGAAACTGCAATACTAAAACTTATTTTATTGCAGATTGCACAATTACAGGCATGGCGGTATGTCGTGTTTGTGGTAAACATTGGTGTTTATAGTATGTATAGTATGGTAAATACCATACTAACCATACCTTTTTTTTATTTATCTTCTAAATCATGAGGCTCTGCGGCATAATTATCGGGTGTTTTACGTCTCGTAATGTAGCCGCAAAGCTTACCTATCTGCTGCTGTTGCTTAAATAAAAATCCAAGTATTAGGATCTGTAAAGGTAACAACAGGTAAAGCCATTCCATGACCATGATTATTTATTGGCATTATGAATTTTTAAAAGTGCAATTGTTGATATCGGTGTAATAATTGCGGCTAGTAATAATCCTAAAGTAGCGAGAGATTCCATCATTCCACCACCTTATTTAATTTGTATTCCTGTATAACTTGAATATGCGCCTGTATTGTATAGTCCAAGATAATTAGTATTGGTAATACCAATTTTCATATTAGTTGGATCTAATCCACTTGTAGTACTAGATGAAGTGTTAGTCCATGCTGCCATATTGACTCCATCATACAAGAAAAAATGATTTGCTGATGCTGTTGGAAGAGCCAAAATAACTATCTCAACTCCTGCAGCTGGCTGAAAATAAAAATAACTTGCCACTTGGGTAGTAACTGAATTAATTATATCTCCTACTGCCATTATTCAAACTCCCAGCCAATAACTTCTTCTAAGTCATGACCACGTTTTAAAGTAATTT